TATATGATACCCAATTAGATTATTTATCAATTTATCCCTGTCAATTCCCTCGTATGATATATCTATAAGATTTTTTATACCATTTTTAATTGTTTCTGGGTTGTGACCCCTAGCAGTAATAATTGAAAATATTGATCCGTTGTTTATGGCCTCAACAAAGTCTTTCCAAATATCTGATGAAGCTATCTTAGCTTTCTTAATGTCCATCATAAATCTATCGTCACCGCCCTGTAGGAAATCCCTAAACGGTTCATTATCATACCCAACAATTAAATTACCATTAAATTTAAATTGTCTTTTACCGATTATAGATTTCTTAAACGAGTATTCATATGTTGGCATACCAACGACACGATCATCCTTTGTTTTCAAATAAACCATTGTTGGCATTTTTAATATATTGTCATCCCAATCAAAAGCGTAATACTTCAATCCAAAATCGGTGATATTTTTCATAAATTAATTTTAAAGGTTAACAAATATAAATAAAAAAAGGGAGATAATCAAATATCCCCCTTAATTTTTTTAAACTATTTGTTTTTTATACATCATCAAACGAAGCTCCGGTTGGTGTGATATAGAATGTTATATCAATAAACTCAAGAGATCTTGTTGGTTTAATGTATATTTTACCAGTCATCTGATTTCTATCTAAGTCAGAAGTATCTGATGATACTGTAACTCGGAAGTCATATAAACCTCTATCTCTTCTAATTGCGTCTAAGATTGGATTTACTGAGTTTAAGAAATCTTGTCTAACTTGTTCATCGTTTTGGTCAAACAATAACCTTACAGATACCGCAGAAATCAATTTACGTGCTTGTAGTAGTAATCGTCTAACGTTAATTCTATCAAGTGCTGATTCACGTACCTGTAAAGTTTTATTACCCCATATAACTGTACCAACATCAGCGAAGGTAGCGATTGGGTTAATTCTACCCGTATATAACACGTCTCTATCTTCTTGTGTTAATTTTTTACGAGCTTTAATTGAGTTAACAATACCTCTCGTGTAACCTGCCGCTGCGAACCATGGGAACGCTATGTTGTCAGTTAAAGCTAAGTTTCTTGTAACCTCAGCTGTAGGTGGTATGTAAATTTGTGTATTGTTTACCGTATCTCTTGTTAATACCCAAGGGTAATAAGTAGCTGTGTAATTCGAATCAAGTCCGATTAACTCAAGATTATCAACCGCTTCCTGTGGGTATATTAATCCATCCGTTCCGGTGGTTGTTGGTAAATATAAATTATAATCTGGTGTTGTTGTGATATACAAAGAGTCCGCTCTGTCGTTCTCGATCATATCTATCGCTGACTCAACCAAATTACTATTATTTACATAATCAATACCAGGGGTAACAAATACATTAATGTTAACAGATTCTGGATTGGAGAATGTTTTAATACCTAATAGGTAAGCGTAATAATCTGTGTTAGCGAATTCAGTTGTACCATCACCAACAGAGATTTGTTTAAACGCTCCCCATCCAGATGCGTTAGGGTACCTATCACTAGGACAAGCTCCATTCAAGAATCCGGATTTACCTAAAACAAACTCATCCTTATTTGTTCTATATTCTCTATAGATATCCCAACCATCAAAACCACCTTGTACTAATAAAGTAAATTTACGAGCGTACAGTCTATAATATGGGTTTGCGGTATCTGTTGGTTCACTACTAAACGAAGCGTCACCAACATAGAATCTAGGTGTTCCACTTGTTGAGAATCCGTTTGAGATTGTAATTCCACTAGCGTTTTTATCCATGTGGAATCCTTTACTTAAATAGGACCACTCAACACCATCAATGTCACAAGAAGAACTAGGATTTCGTTTACCTTTATATTCGTAGTAACTACTGTCATACCCAAAACTATTTGAGATACCTAGATATGTTCTTCGAATATTATCACCAGGTTCTGTGGTAGCGTCATCATTACCATTAGCAAATCCAAATGGTGGGTTAAAGAAAACTTCACCAGGGAAGAAATATTTTGTTTTGATGATAGGGAATGGAGATCTAACACCATCGTACTGACGGAAATTATACCCATCAAAACCACAAGGTAGTGAATCATTAGGTGCGTCCTCATTAATCTCAATCATTATGTATTTTGAATTTAATTCGTACTCACCGTCAAGTGTACCAATTTTTTTAGCTACAAAACTATTTTCATTTGGATTCATTGAACAGTTTGTGAACTTTTCTAAAACCACGGGGTTTGAATCCGTATCATAGTAATCCCTAACTAAAACATCAAATGTTAAATTATTAAATGATATATTAATAATTGATATTTTTACTTGTGTATTCGCTGCGTCACCATCAGATACTGTGTAGAATTTAAATAGATTATACACTTTAGTACCCCTCAATTCGGAAACAACCCAAGGTGAGTTAGCTGATTGATATCTATCTAAATACCACCCTATTGAATCCGAAGTTTCACTTTGAGCTGAATCTAAAGCTACTAATTCAGAATTAATACCCCTAATGTATCCTTTTCTAAAACCAAAGTTCAATAAAGATTGGAACCTCTCCTCTAAAAATACAGGAACAACACCTTTAGGTTTACCAAAGTTGTCGGTACCAAATACTTTAGTTACGTAGTTTGAGTCAGATATACTGAAAGATGTTTCAAATGTAAAGTTACGATAACTAAATCATCATACTCAGTATATGAAGTACCGGTATATGTGTAAATTACACCAATCAACGAACCAGTGTAACACTCAACAATTAGTGGAACTGGTGTAGCTGTTGGAACTGGGGTCGGAATAGGTGTAACACAAGGGTCTGGTGGTGGTGGGGGTGGTGGTACAGGTTGTGTAGTTGTTGTTGTCACAGGTGTAACATTTGTTAATCCAGTAATATATGAAAAGAATGAGAATCCTGAATACTCACCATTACCTGTATTATCAAATTGTGAATAATACCAAGGGTCGTTAAACGCTGATTCCAAATCAGTATCATTTAGTGATACATCAGGAACACCATATACATTTGTTTCAGCTGTAAACACAGGTGATAGTATATTATAATCCTCAGTATCAATTGATCCGAAGTAACTAATTGTTGTAGCTTCAGCTAATGACTGATCGACAGATCCTATAACGTCATATATTAAATCATTTAAATAATCGTTTATTGATGAGGTGGACCCGTTGAATTGTTCAAACTGTAGATTTAATTTTTCTAAAATTAAAGGATCAATTCCAGACACATCAAATGTTGATTGACCAGTTGAATTTGTACAAGCTGTAAAATTGAATGTATATCCAATTTTTTCATACTCATTACAAGCTGGTAAACAATCCACGATAACTGGATCGGTACAATATCTACCAATTGTGTTAGGATCAACATTAGCTTTAGTCATGATTGACCAAGATGGTCCAGCGTCATAACCAGATAAACCCAATACTCTAGTTACAAACAATTGATTTGATTGTTGTAAATAAGCTTTAGCTATATAAGCCGCTTCATATTTAGGGATTTGTGTGTTTATAAATTTTTCAGGTGTTGTACCCCCAAAGTAAGTCTGGAACTCATCGTAATTTCTAACGAATATTGGTTCAAAAGCTGGTCCTTTGATAGTTTCACCTACGATACCTAAAGTGGTAACACCGACACTTTGAGCTACAAAACTCAAATCGACTTCAGACGTATACACTCCAGGTGATACAAATACTTTACTGTTAGTAGCCATTTTCTATTAATTGTTTATTCTTTTATTTTAATAATAAATATTGACGTTTTTTGTAAAAACTTTACTTATCAAAAAGTATTTATATATTGGTATGATTTTTTTCTACCTTTTTTCTACCATGGATAACAACAAGAAAATAAAGAACTTAAAGATATCACCAGAGGTACATTCTGTATTAAAAAAATACTGTGATAAACGAGGTATTAAAATGTATAAGTTTTTGGAAAATTTAATAATGGAGAAGTGTAAAGATAAAAAGGATATTTACGGTGAAAATTAAATTAATTCTTCATTAAATATAATCTCAGACGGTTGTGTGTTATCTAATTTTGTAATAACAACCCTAACAAGATCCCCATTATTGATTTGAATTTCCGTAATATCGTTACCATAAAAATCATCATTTATGAATACCTGGTAACTGTCAACATTTTTGTCACTAACATAATGTAAATTAACGACGTAATCGTAAGTCTTCTCATTAACCAAATTACCGACCGGATAAGTAAACAAGGACGTACCTGGGGTTGGGGGGATTTCTTTTCTTATTTTTTTCCTTTTAACTTTTGTATCCGTTTCATACATTTGAAATACTCGTGTTAAAGCTGGTTGTCCTTTAATTACTTGGTACGCTTGTCTTGACGCGAACTTCTCGATAATAATTTGATTAAATTTATTTAACTCCCTCATTCTATTACATACAATAGCTACCGTATATTTAATATCTACCGGGACTGGTTGTGGTATTTTATAAATGTCCATCCCATGTCTTTGTCCATCCCATGTTGGAACCTGAGCGTAATAGTACATTCTTCTATTTGGTATGTTATATAGTGTAGCTGGATTGGTACCAAATTTAACTTCCGGTGTTCTTATTACCGTTATAAATGGGGGTTCAGCGTTTTTATCTATATTTTGAAAGTCCCAAGACTCGGTAAACTGAGACCAATTCTGTGTCGTTAAAAGTATATCAACCATCGGTACAACACTACCCTCAACTACACATCTTAACTCATCACGTACAAAATCTAAAAACCCCCGATCTAAATCAGCGTGTAATAAACTTTTTGGTAGGTAAGTACCATCCATAGAAATCATGTCAGCCATTTCATGTCTTCTAGGTAATAAAGTTTTCTTATCAATAAGATCTATATTCTTCTTTATTTTTTTAGGTAATCCCATTTTTACAATCCTCTAAATTCGTTAGGTCCAACAGGTGAACCAATTATTGTTCTATAGAATGGTTTATACCCCCTATAGTTATGTTTTGTGTCGGAAACAACACGACCATCATTTACCACTGTGTAATATCTAACAAAAGTCTCACTTTCATAGTACCCAATGTAATCCCCAAAACTAATGTCAATTTCCAAATTCTCCAATGTTTTTTGATACACCGATACCGTAATATTCCCAGGTTCCATCTGATCCATTTTGGTTGTACCCAATGATTTATTCTCAGGAGCTGCTATACCGACGTAAGCGTTAAACTCAACCGGAGGTAGAAATTTTATCCCATCAGATACCGTCTCACCGTACACATCATCAGTTTTTGTTTTTGTTCTATCAATTCGATATAGTATACAGGTGAAGTTCATATCACCAACTAACCACTCCTCACCCATGGAAATTTCAAGGTCATAATCACTATCACCAAAAAATTTTCCTAACCTTGTTATTGGAATTTTATTCGACATTGTCAACTTTTTATTGATAAATATTAAAATTTTTGTTATTTTTAAAATAAAAGGTATTTTGGATATCGGACAACAACTAATAGAACACAAAGCTTTAGACTTACTCGACGTGTATTCCGGGTCGAATAATTATATATTGTTTTTAAAAAACAAAAAAGAAACAAATAAAAAATTTTACCCGACTAGAACTCAAGCTGACTACATTGTAAATTATTTTGACACCATACCAAAAGTGGCTAGAAAATGGGTTGAGTTGGATACATACTTCGCACAAAAATTTTCAGAGGAAAAATATCTATTAAAGGTACCAGAAAAGGTATACGTAGAGAAACTTCTTGTTGAGAAAGATAAATCGTACCATATATGGGCTAAATTCTTTGAGGAGGATCAACTAAGTGAGTTTTGGGTTCCAAAATCATCACTAATTAAATCACAAACCACAAAGGACGTAACTATAGATTACTCAAAGTATTCACATAGACCACCCCTACAACATCAAAAAGAAGCGATTGAAAAACTTGTTGGGTCCAGAAGATATATTTTAGCTGACGATATGGGTCTTGGTAAAACAACATCAACCATCATCGCAGCACTTGAAACAGGATCCAAAAAGATACTGATAGTGTGTCCAGCGTCGTTAAAAATAAATTGGCAGAGAGAGATCGAGAATTATTCAGACAGAAGTGTTTATATCTGTGAAGGTAAGAAATTTTCAACCGAACACGATTTTGTTATTGTTAACTATGACATTATAAAAAATTTCCACGATCCCAAGAATCCAAACGAGTCGTTAATTACTCAGTCAAATTTTGATTTGGTTATTATGGATGAAGCACACATGATTTCAAATACCCAAGCACAAAGAACCAAAGTTATTAATAATTTTGTGAAAGGAATTAAGTATGTTTGGTTATTGACTGGTACACCAATGACATCCAGACCTATGAATTATTATAATTTGTTATCGATAATTGAAAGTCCGGTAGCTCAAAACTGGATGGCGTACGCCATAAGGTATTGTCAGGGATACCAATTCAGAGCTGGTAACAGGAAAGTATGGAATGTTTCGGGAGCCTCAAACCTGGAAGAATTACGTGACCGAACATCAAAACAAGTTTTACGACGATTAAAGGAGGATGTGTTGGATTTACCTGAAAAAATAATATCCCCAATTTATTTAAGATTAAAATCAAAAGAGTATGAGGAAGTTATGGGTGAATACTATGATTGGTATGATAAAAATCCAGACGAATCTTCATCGTTAACTGTACAGTTTTCTAAATTAATGAAGGTTAGAAAAATCATCGCGAATGAAAAAGTTAACCAAACAATTGAGATTGCTGAAAACATTATTGAACAAGGTAAGAAAGTTATTATTTTCACAAACTTTACAGACACACTCCAGTTAATACACAACCACTTCAAAAAAGAATCGGTATATCTTGACGGTAGTTGTTCAAAACAACAAAGACAACACTCCGTTGATCAGTTCCAGGAAAATGAAAAAATAAAAGTTTTTGTTGGGAATTTAAAAGCTGCTGGTGTTGGTTTAACTTTAACATCCGCTGAGGTTGTCATAATGAACGATTTGTCATTTGTACCGGCGGAACACTCCCAAGCTGAGGACAGAGCTTACCGATACGGTCAAAAGAATAATGTCATTGTTTACTACCCCCTATTTGACAACACAATAGAAGGTATCATATATGATATATTAAATAATAAAAAACAAGTTATTAGAACCGTAATGGGTGATGGGGAAATAGAACAAACTAGTGGTGACATGGTTGAGGAAATTTTAAATCTAATAAACAAACGTAGATAGTCATCTTTTATTATTGGTAATATTTATCATTAATGAAAGTTAATGTCAAACATATTAAATGTGATATGTCTTCGGAAGATAGAAAATTAACCGACGACTTTATCAGATACCTACAGAAAAAAATTCCGATTAAACGTGAAATTACCATAAATTTTGTTGGTGAAAGAATTGGTAGTATGTCAACTGGTGGTCACCACCCAGAACGAGGTATAAAAGTTCTAACAAAAAATAGATTAAACCGGGACATATTAAGAACATTAGCTCATGAATGGGTTCACGAATACCAACGAGATGTTTTGAAACGTGAACGTGGTGAGGATATTGGTGGACAAAACGAAGACGAAGCTAACGCGTACGCTGGTCGACTGGTTAAAATGTTTGAAAGGGACTACCCACAATACGAAAATTTAGTTTATGAAAGTTTATATGGGGTTGAAAAAAAACTTAACCTAATCAGTGAACAATTAGTGATTCAGGAAAAAACAAATTTAAGATCTGAATTACTTATGGAAATGAAAAAAATTGGTATAGAAAGATTACCATATTCATATTCATCAATGAGTCAATTTGTGGATCCAAAAACAATGGACATCCATTATAACAAACATTATAAAGGGTATGTTAAAAAACTTAATGACGCGTTGTCCAAAAAAAACTACAAAGGTGATTTAGAATTGGAAAGTATTATTAGAACCATAAGTAAGTATAACGATACAATTAGGAACAACGCTGGGGGTGCGTTTAATCACGCGTTGTTCTGGAAAATGTTATCACCAAAGAAACAAGTACCAAAAGGTGAAGTTTACGAGAAAATCACAAAACAATACGGGAATATTAAAAAAATGAAAGATGAATTTGAATCGGTAGCTAAAGATCGATTCGGATCTGGATGGGTTTGGTTGGTATTAACCAAAACAAATAGATTGAAAATTGTATCTACACCCAACCAAGATAACCCATTAATGAATACAGTTAAAGATGGGGGGTACCCAATTTTAGGTTTAGATTTATGGGAACACGCTTATTATTTAAAATACCAAAACAAACGTGATGAATATATTAAAAAGTTTTGGAATCACGTTAATTGGGGATTTGTTAATGAGTTATACCTTCTTAGAACAAAACAATAAGATATTTATATAAAAACAAGTATCATGGCAATAATTCAAGAACCTGAAAGAAGTAAATTGTACACCCAAATAAGACATTTACTTGGTGCTCCACAAAGAAGTGTTGAGTTGGAGGACGAACAAATGGACACACTGTTGGAATTCTCAATCGATGAATATTCACAATACATCCAAGACTGGTTAATTGAATCCCAATGGACAAATTTATATAATCTAAACATGGATACTCAGTCATTGTCAAGAGCGTTCACAACTAGAAGTTTAGATTATGAAACAAGATATACTTACGCTTATTCAAAAATAGTTGGTCTTCAGGCCGGTGGTGATTACGTTTTGAAAAAAGATTACATCCAATTAGTACCTAATCAACAAATATATGAAATCCCAGCTAATAGGGAATTAAATGAGTTACTTTGGTTTACACCAGCTGAGTTAAATAACACTATGTTTGACCCTTGGTCATTTGGTGCTTTAGGTGTCGGTGGTGGACTAGGTGGTGGTGGTGGACTAGCACAGATGGGTAATATGGGTGGTAGTTACTTTATGATGCCGGTATTTGATATGTTATTACGAATGCAGGAAATTAACATTCAAAGAAGAATAATTGTTGGTGATTTAACGTATAGAGTTACAGCTTTACCTGATGGTAAAAAAGCTATTCACTTAATGAATACACCAGGTGGTAAGTTTGACTTCGGTAACTCAACACTCACTAGAGGTAAAGTTTGGTATTGGTATTATGACGTTGGTCCTGAAGATAGGGACAAATGTTTAAAATTAAATCCAGACATCATTACAATGCCATCTGACGTACCGTTTGATAGGATGAGTTGGGTTGACTTAAATAACCCATCACAGATCTGGGTTAGAAGATGGTTTATTGCTTATTGTAAAGAAACTTTAGCTAGGGTACGTGGTAAGTTTAGTGGGAATTTAAAAACTCCGGATGGTGATTTAACGATGGATTACACTTCATTAGCTACCGAAGCTAAAGATGAGAAAACAAAATTAATCGAGGAACTTATTGGAGCTGAAGGTAGATTAACCAGACTTAAACCAGAAAAGGTTATGGAACGTGAGGCTTTAATCGCTGAAAATCTAAACAAATCAATGAAGTTTAGAGCAATGCCAAGTCAAATTTATGTCATTTAAAATAACAAACATATCACCAAGAAAAACCGTAATGAGAGGACCACAAAGTATAAGTGTACCAGTAAATAAAAAACCGGTTAGTAAAGTAGTTGACACACCAGAATATAAAGTATCAAATGAAACTTTATTAATTGTTCGAGGTACCCAAGAATCAACAATAACTTTAAACTCGGTAGATAATCACATGATTATCGTTAAGTCATTAACAACGGTATTGGTTAAACCTGACATTGGTAAAATTGATGAGGAGTGGGACGAACTAATGATGGAAAAAGGTTCGTGTGTACAATTATTTTTTGTCGATGGTAATTGGTACATACTATCATCAGATGGACTGAAGATAGATTAAGTCACCCTCATCCACATATTTTAACATAACTGGGTCAGCGTCTTTGTACATGTGGTAAGGACTAACACCCACTTTTTCCCAAAAAAATCTTTCATCTTTTGTTATATACATAACATCCCTATCTAGATCATCCTGATCTTTCTGTTCAAATGGTTGACCGTTTATTAGTTGGGATTGTTCTTTAGTAAAGAAAGATCTATCTTCAGGTTTTGTTACCAATATGGAATCACGGATTTCTGTTTTAAACACAACTAGTAGTGGTTCCACTCGTTTGTTAAATGTAGATACAGCTCTTGGTATGTTGTATTCCCCTAACATTCCCGGATTATTTTCCAAGTCTGACGGATCAATTCTATAACAATTAAGTTGTATAACCGAATCTGAACTAGACGATCTATACGCTACATCTGTTGGTACTCCGGTGTTAGATTCTTTATTTTTAGAGTCACTACGTACCCAGTTATCGTCTGACCAGGATTTTTCCCAACCATTGTTTAATAAGTATTGTTCTTTATTCTTATAATCAGATCTTTCACCTTCTGAAAAGAACAATCTTACCTGTTCCTCACTCCACCCCCTCTTTGGTCTATTAACTTTCTGAACATCCCCCTGGGAAACTTTTGTTCCATTATTAACATAATAAATAACATCACCTAGACTTACATTTAAATTATCTTTAATAACAAGTTCCATGTGAGCTTGTCTAGACATTAAACTACCAGCTTTTGTTCTTTGTGTACTACGTATTTTGTAATCCTTTACGGTTTGTTTTATCCTACCCTTATTAGCGATCTCAGATAATGGTATTTTCTGATCACAAATCTTTTGTAAGTACTCATAGTACCACTCAATAAATTCCTGACCCTTACCATCTAATAATAACTTAATACCTTTTTCTAAGAATACCTCAATGTATTTTGGCATCTTCTTAGACTTAATACTATTACCAGTTAACTTTATTTTTCCTTTAGCTGTGATAAGAGCGTAGTTCTTTCTAGATAAATTAATACACGCTGGCCATTGACCATCAGTGTCTAGAGCCATTTCACCTCTCATCGCTAGGTCGTTAAACTCCATCACATCAGCTTCCTCACCAACATATTCCTTACCCTCAACGACTTTCCAGTTTAACCCCTTACCGACGTATCTTCTGGATTCAGTACCATCAGGTACCGAAAAGTTAATACCATCGGTATCCATCACCAACGGGACATACCCACGATCCATGAAGAAATGGATCATCATACGAAGATATTGTCTACCGGTACATGTGATCATTTCACCTTTATCGATATCAGCCCAGTGAAATACTTGTGGAGCTGATAACGCACCAAACATGGAGTTAATGAAAATCTTAACTGGTAATTGTTTACGGTCAAATGATAATGATTTTTTCTTATCTATTGTTGAATACTCTTCAGCTAAGTTTTTATACATAATACGAGAGTTCCTAAAGTAAGATAATAAACCTTTCATAACTCCAGTCACATCACACTCCGGGAATACATCGTGAACTAATTGGATTGACGGGTATAGTGAAGAGTAGTCAAGTTTTAATACATTTCTGGAGTACCCGGTTTTTATTAACCTAGATAATCCACCGACAAATTCACGTCTTTCTTGTTTACCTGGAACAGCTAATCCATTTTTATATGACCAAGCCAACATTAATATTTTCCATAGAGTAGCGGTACCCATGGTGGACACCCTCTCATATGTGGTTGGTAGTAATGACGCGAGAAGAAAAGATCCCTGATTATATTCATCATCAACCAATAATGTTTCTTCTAAGTCATCATCAAGATACCTCTCAACAATATCATCACCAGTTGTTTTTATGTATGTGTCAGACCTTCTTTCACACACCTCATCGACATTCGGATCAACACCAACCTTTTTATAATTACCATTTTTAATGTTTAACCAATATTCTTCCTTATCCCTATACATTGGACCAATTCTAGTATGGTCAATATAGATTCGATCTTCAGCTTCAGCGTCAATAAATTTTGTGATATACTTAAGACCGGCTTCCTTAATGTTTGAGTTAATCGCTTGAGCTCTACGAACTGAATGTAGTATGTCAATAACATTATAACCCCATATCTGAGTCTGGGGGAATTTCTCAACCTCATTAGCTAATTTTAGTAATGAATCTTTTTGTGATATTGATTTATCTTTGGACAATGACTTACATATTCTTTTAATATCTAAGTTTAACATTTTACACCTTTCAAATATCCAATTCCAGTCAAAGTTAAATGAGTTGTACCCAGCTACTATTGATGGTTTAATCTCGTCAATAATTCTAAAGAATTCGGTAATTCCTCTTCTTTCTTCATCCTCATCAGAACACTCAATTACCTTTTTGTAACCTTTATTTGTTTTAATCCCTATCATGAATATACGACCGTCTTTAGGTTCTAGAGCGGTCGTCTCCAAGTCGAATACAAGTCTAGTAATATCATTGTATTCTTCAAAACCTTTAAATAATCTTTTTTCTTTTGATATTAAGTATTGTTCTACCGGATTTAGAACTAATATTCTATCCTTAGTATTTTCACCCCAAGGATCC